TTCTTTATTTAATTTTTTAAGATTTTTAAATTGATTGTTTGTTATGTTATTTATATTATTATTTTTTGTTTTTAAAGGCAAAATTCTAATTTCTTCTCTAGATGGTGAAATTTCTTGTATCCAAACTTTATGTGATTCGTTATCAGAACCTACCTTATCTCTAACAAAATTTATATTAACTTTAAGAATACCATTTGTAAATCCTAAATCATTTAATAATTTTTCAACATTTATTGCAAGTTCTTTCTGACCAACATTATTTGTAAGATTATATAAATAATTTTTAATATCAGATGATTTTATATATGCAACATTGTTTCCTGATTTTTGTGGTAATAAATTATTATTAACATCATAAACCGAAACTTCCATTACATCATACTTTCCAGTACCAAAATCAGTTTTTTCAGTTTCATTTTTAGAAAGAATAAACAAATCCTTATCCTCTATGAATTTACCTTCATTTTCAGAATTTGAATTTATTGATTCAATGTTTGTATATTTTTTAATACTCATAATCTATTAATATGATTTAGGATGTGCAATCTTTAATTCGGTTTTAAATGATTTGGTTTCTGATGTACCATCTGCTCTTTCTACCGTTATAGTAAGTGCTGCACTATAAATAATTGTATTATCTCTTTTATCATAAGTTGTGTTTTCCGGCCTAGCAGTAAACACAATCTCTTCCGTTGCACCTGGTGATATTGTAAAATTAGACTTAGGAATTGAAAACCATCTTTGGTCTCTGTCCCACGTTGCGTTTATTTTAATGGTAACTGGTTCTAAATCATTATTTATCAATTTTAAATTCTTACCATTAATCCATTCTTTTACCTCATCTCTTGCATTCTTAATTTTATAAGACAATACTGGGTCAGTTGCAGAACCTTTAGGTGTAAAGTTTGCAGTTACAATTTTATTAATTATAGTTCCACCTTGTCCTTGTGCCGTTTGTTCTAAGTCTTTTTGTTGTCTTACTGCACCCAATTGAGCTTGTAAACCTTCTATAATTGCATTTAAGGAATCAATTTGTTTAATTAATGCCTCAATTTGTGCTTTAAATCCTGTCTTTTGTGATTGTAATGAGGCTCTCAATATACTTTCATCAACAGACTTTTGTAAAGAGGTTGATATTTGACCAGAAAAATCTTCTATTGTAGAATTTAATGTATCAATTTGATTGACTAATAAATCATTTGTTTGTTCTATTGTCAATCTATTATTTATTTCGGTTTGAACTTGTGCCTGTAAAGTAGAAATTTGTGAATTTAAATTTGTTACTTGTAGATTTAAATTAGCAACTTCTGTTCTTAATTGTGCACTTGCCGTTAATTCTGCATTATATATTGGTCTTGGAACTAAATCTAAATTTGCAGTTGGAATGTTTGGCAATAATTCTGTAACCGTTACATCAACTGCTTTTACCAACTCTTCGTTGTCATATTTTGTTTTAGTTAATCCTTTAAATAACAAAGATGAAGCAGCATTTGAATTATCTACTACATTTATACCATATTCGTTTCTATTTATTGCAGCTGAACCCGATACACTTAAAATTGACTCTAATTGTTTATCTTTTTCCTCTTGTAATTTTATTGATATTGCCTCTAAATTAGTCATTTATTAAATTATTTCAAATGTTAATTTATCGTCTATAATTGTAGATATTCCACTCTCAACTATTTTCAATTTCAAAACATAAGTTCTATTAATTGGTAATGTGTTTAAATCCATTATAAAATAATTAGATGTAGAATCACAACTAACTTTTGTATAATCACCAAATGGAAATATAATTTCACCAGTTATATAATCTTCAACTTGATAATATGTAGTTTCTGGTAAATATTTTGTTTGGTCATATGCAAATGTTGTTCCAAAAGATTTTAATGGAAACATATCTCTACCTTTAACTCTAACTTTTACTTTTTGGTTTTGTGGGTATTCTTTTTTTAAATTTTGAACAATTATCTTATAATCATCATCTGATGCAGAACCCGTAACAGGTGTTAAACTTCCTGTTGTAAATATTTGGTCATTCCAAACTAATTCTAATTTTGGTTCATATATTGTATTTGTTTCTTTTGAAAAGAATTTTAATACACCATAATCTATTGTATTTTCTTCATTTTCTAAACTATGATGAACAATTAAACCATTATTAGGCAATCCACCATTATTTGAACCACTAATCCATAATTTAACCATATTAGTAATATCCATTCTAACATCATCTGGTTCATATGAATATGATTGAGATGCAGAACCACTTAAATACCAAGTACCACCTTCTGCATTTGCAGAACCAGTAGTTCCGGCCGTATATACTGCAGTTCCTGCAGTTACATTATCTTGCCAAGTATCTACACCATTTTTATATTTCCAACTAACACCATCGGTTGTAATATTATCAAATTTAGTACCAGTTCCCATTATCCAACTTTGAGAAATAGCATTTGCATAAATTGTATATTCCAATGGAATTTCTTCTGATATTGCAGACTTAAGATTTAGGAAAACTGAATAGCTTCCTGTTCCTATATTTTCTACAATAGATGATGATATTTGATTTGTGTCAAATTTTAACAAAGCTCTAGCTATATCTTTTGTAGAACCATAATAAAGTTTACCTACCTCTAATATCTCATCTCTACCTGCATTCTGGTCAGGTTGTTGTAAGTAAATACTCGCATCGTATGATGATGTAAAAAATTTATGCATTATAAAGCCCTCCCTTTTATGTCTTTGTTAGGATATTTTACTTCAAATATTGATGGGTCTAAAGACGGATAAACTATCTTACCTTTAGTTGCATCATTAATATTATATCTATTTGTTGAATAATTACCATCACCACCACATAAATTTGAAATGATAACTGATGGAACACTCATAACCCCTTCTACATTCGCCAATATCAATTCTATTTCTGAAATATTAATTGGTTTATTGAATGTCCAATTATCTATATTAAAATACTCTTGTAATTCGGTTAAACAATTCGTTACAACTTCTCTCTTATTGTAATTTGAATAAACCATAATTTCAAAATCAACTCCAATGTTAATAATGAATCCATTAATGATATTAATACCATCTGTTAACATTCTATATTCACCCAAATATGTTTTAAGATTTTGTTTAACAGCTTCGTTTAAGTTTGTCAATTTTTTATTAACATCATATCCCAAAACATACATATTAATTGCAAATGGGTTGTTTACTTCTGCAACATTTGTTTTCTTTTGAGTAAGATATTTAACTAATTCTTTTTGTATATCTTGTTTTGGTAAACCTTTAATTGAATCTACTAAGTTAGTAAATTCTGTAATGTTTTTTGGATTTGCAAGAATGGATGCAGGAGAATTATTATCAACTTCCCCATCTGGACTAACATATACTTTTGCAACACTACCATATCTTTCCGGCATTGATAAAGCTCTTACAATATAATCTTGTCTAGTTACTGCTCTATTTTGTGAACCAAATGTTGCCAATGCATTTTGTCTAATTTCTTCAATAGTTTCTGCACCTCTACCACCAGTTGCAGCTTCTAAGTTTTCAACAGCTACGGATTGTTTTACCGTATTATATGTTGCAGGATTTGCAATTGATATTAAATCTTCTTCGTATTCTATTTTACTTATAGTTGTCAAATCACCAACATTTACATTTGAGGAAACACCACCACCCACTAAATATTTAATAGTCAATGATGTGTTTATAGGTGCAATACCGAATGTGTTTGTTTTTAAGAAATTAGATGGGTCAATTCCATCATTTAATCTATTAACAGAATTTGCCAATCCCAAACCAACATTTTTTGGATTTGGTAAAATAACTTCATCGTCTAATCTAGTATCACCACTACCAAATTGTAAATCCATTGTATTATCTGAATTTACTTTTACTGAAAATCTTCTTGGAACCTTTTGAACTTCTAAAACATACGGAACTGAACCCGAATATTGATATAAATCACTATTGTATTCCGTATTTGGTTTTTCTACAAATATACTTTCTTGTGCCAAATATGGAACTTCATAATATTTGTTATTATTATTATCTACTACGGATGATATTCCAATTATATTTTCATCACCCAATGTTGTTGTTGGATAATCGGTTGAATCTCCAAAATCTTTTACTATTGTTAATTCATTTGCAGATATTGCTTTAACCTTTTTTGTAAATAAATAAAAAATAGGTTCTCCTGTCGTATTATCTCTTTCATATACATCAACTTCTCTACCATCCGACAATCCAAAGTCAATAACATCAACCGTTCTAAAAATTATATTAGAATTTGTAGTGGATGAAATTTCCATTCCGTCTTTTATTTTTAAGCAATAACTTTCATCGGGCCTAACATTAGAACCGGCACCTATTGATGGAACCAGTTGATAAACTGTTAATGTTGTAACAGCAGGAGTCGTTACTTTTGGTTTATATCCCAAAGATTGTGCCAGAGCTACCACATTTTTCTTTTCGGTGGCGTGTGCCAACATTGATTCTTTCAGTTGAACATCTTGATAGAAAGAAAGAATATCACCAATAGCTGCTGCTTGTTCTACAAACACCATACCAGGTGATGATTCATTAAAATCGGAATATGAATTTGGAAAATATGTTTTTGTATAGTCAATAAGATTTTGTTTCAAAGAATTAAAATCT